GCCCGCCCACGGCTTTTCCGGTCCAGCCGCCCGGCTGATTATTCCCCCCAATCGCTGTCCCGCCGCGTGTAACGAAATTCCAGACAAACGTCTTTTCATTTGGCACGCCATCGATTTCTTTCGCTAACGCATCGACTTCTTTCATTGCGGCCTGTGACTCATCCACCACAGTCTGAGAATATATACCCCATGCCAGACCTTTCTCGAGCAGAAAATCCATCTCTTCCGTTGTCAGCCCGTCATGCGCTAGTTTTTGCTCTAACATGTTAAGGACGATCCTCCGCGTGTCAAGATCGTGCTCTGCGGTCAGTTCGCCAAATTTCGCTTTACGCTGATCATCTGTCAGGTTCATATCCTCGGCGATGCTTTGATACTTTTCATTATAGGTTTCGTGCGCGCTCTGCATCTGCCCGATCAACCCCAGCCGGATAATATTCGTGTCACTTGCGCGCTCTGCATCTGCCCGATCAACCCCAGCCGGATAATATTCGTGTCACTGATCGTCTTGGCCGCGGCCGCTTCAGCTTCCAGGTCGGCCACGTGTGTCTCTTGTGCGGGAGCGCCATCAGCAATTGCTTTCGCCCAGGCTGTGTATGAAGTCGTCGCCGAATCAGTTGCCCCGGCCACATCCGCCAACGCCTGACGCTGTACCTCGTAGGGAGACATGTCTGGATGCGCTTTTCGGATATCGTCCATCCGCTGTTGTACATCCGCATAATCTGCAAATCCTCGGATCATTTTGGTAACAGTCGGCAATACAGCATTACCTACCGTTACAGTAAATCCCTTCCACGCATCCGACAGATCATCAACTGCTATTTCATATTCACGCGCCTGGTCAACGGCATCCTGTGTCAGCACCAGCGAATCGTCTATGGCGTCACTGCCATCCCTGATCGCGGCCGCGCCCTTGTCCAGCACCCCCACCATATCCACCCAGGCTTTTCCGTACAGATCCTGAGCGTATTTTGCTCTCTCGTTGGAGTCAGTGATTTTTAGATATTCGTCAGACGCCTTCGCCAATCCCTCGATGGAAAAATCTGTTGTGTCTGCCGATGATTTGACCGCCTTCTCCAGCGTTTCGTACGACACACCCAGATCATCTGTCATCTGGATCAGCCGTGAAGACTCTTCCGCGCTCAGGGATGTGGCATGCTGAATATTCCGCACCTGGTCGGCATATTCGACCATCGTCCCCACGGTCGCGTCAAACGCTTTCTTAATGGCAAAACCGGCAGCGACCAGCGTGGCGCCTACGGCCGCCGTTTGCTGTATGGCGCCCTTGACTTTAGTCAGGCCGTTGACTGTCTCTTTATCGGCTCCGCCTTCTTTCAGCGTCCGTATTATGATGTCGAGCACTGATTTTGCCATTTAATATTTCCTATAACTCGGATGAGACGCCCGGCGTGCCGCCAAATACTGATCGTTCTTGCGCATCACTGCATCACTTTCTTTTTTGCGCCTCTCGTATTCATACAGCGCGTCATACTCCTCGATCGTCGCCTCATCCAGTTGGTCAAGCTCCCATGGAGCCAATGCCCCGAACCCGCACACCACATTGATTTTGCGTGTTCGCGACACATCCACTAATAACGGATGGTTGGTCACGCCGGTTTTAGCCAGCGCGTCCAGTGCCTCGTCTATATTTTTTTTTTGCGGTCAACATGCGCCTGCCGTGCCTCCCACGTCGCGGAGATCATCCAGCCCAAAAGCGCGGGGTCTTTTTGCTCCAGCTCTCGCAGTTCATCCACGGTCCACTGGCTGTCCAGCGCGCCCTGTGACCAGATCCGCGCATACCATGCCAGTATTGACTGTCCTGCCGTTGGGTCTGCCTTGTCAGTCACCAGCTTCAGGTGCTCATTCAACACGCTGAGCGGCGGGTTCACCCACACATTCAGCGCATTTCCAGCCAGCTCAGCCGCATAATCCTCCATCGGCACCTGCACGATCACAGTCGGTATGTTGATCTTCATCATTATCCTTCCATCCTCTTACCCTCCCCTAAATGTACTCATTTGGGGGAGGGCAGGGTGGGGGTGGTCTAGTACGCGTTTACGTTTGTCACAACCGCTACATCCAGCAGTTTGGCGCCGGTGGCATCGTAGTACCCGCGCAGAGTGGCCGTATGTAGATTATCTCCGCGGTCTTCGCTCGATAACGGGCTGACAGACTCCCACGCGCCGCCAATATCAATTTTGAGGCTGTGAGCTGTACCAGTGCCAATTGCCGCGCCGTTGATCTGCAGGCGCGCAGCCGCGAACGTTCCAGCCTGGTGCACGTCAAAAATGGCATCTGCGTCGCTGTTGCCTTCAAAGGTAAAGTTCGCCGTGGCCATGATCAGCCCTTCAGCGTGCGTGTTGAAATATTTATTGCCCGACCCCGTGAATACCGGGTGCAATCCTGTCAGGATCTCAATATCGAACCCGCGCAGGATGTTGGTCTTTTCAGTTCCGCCGATCCCGGCCCAGGCAGTGTCCAAATAGAACCTGCTCAGTTTGCCGTTGATCGGTTCCGCGCTCGGTAATGCGATCGAACCTGTGAACGTGGTCGGAGACAGTTGGCGGCCGAAAAAATCAGCCTCAACCGTCACTGGGGACGACTCCATGCCCTGTGTCACATTCCCTGATATGCGGATGCGCTCAAACATGCAGTATTCCGTCTCAAACGCCTGCACATCATCACCCAGTTCGATGGTCAGCGAATCCGGCGCGTTGGCAGCCGTCAGGCTGGGCGTGAATGCCCAAAGATAATCCGACCCGCCGTCTGTTACAGCGGCCGCGGTCACGTTGCCTTTTAGCCCGCACCCAAACAACGCGGGCAGCTGCTGAAAATATCCATGCTCTGTGCTCAACGTGTTGGCATACAAATACTGATGGATCACACTCCGCACTGCATCCGCGCGAATCCCTGCATCCTCCACCGGGAACTCCGGCTTGCGGTCGCTGTTAATTGCGGGCACTTTACCAAGTAACAACTTGGTAGCCGCCACCGCGGTTCCCCGTGTGGTTTCCTTGCCGTACTGAACCTTTGAGAAAAATCGACTACCCATTGTTTACTCCTTTTTTCAATTTAATCTTCCCCTCGCCCCCCGGGAGAGGGGTCAGGGGTGAGGGCCGGGGTGAGGGTTTGGGCATATCACCCTCCACATAACTCCCATTCTTAATCGCCCCATCCAATATTTCTGTAACGCCCAATGCCTTCGCGGCCTCGTCTGTGATCTCATGTGGCAATCCGGGCACACCAGCGCCATCACCAATATATTTATAAGTTTTCATAACTCACCTCACCATGTCACCGATGTATCACCGGGCACAATACCCGTATTGGTTGTGTCTTTCACGATCCAATTGACCGTAAATCCCCAGTGCTGCGACTCATCGCCATATTGCAGCGCCAGTGGACCCACAATACTGCTGCTGTCCACCAGCATGAATGAATGCACCAGACCGCCTAATTTCATGCTCTTGGCCGCGGCACTCCAGATTTTTCCATACCAGGGCAATAACGCGGGCAGGTGCGCTTTGTTAAGGTCCGGCGTCAGGTGGAACTCCGTCACGCCTGTATAAAATCCTTCGATCGGCCCGCCCGCGCTGTACACCAGATCGACACTGCCCGGTATCGTCAGCGCCAGTGGAAAATCATCCTTTGGGCTGATCGCAGATGGGAACTCCGCTTTTCGAACCAAATACGGCGCGCGGACTTTACCCAGCGGGGTATCGATCCCCGCCCAAACATCACACACAGCGTCAATCCAGCTTTCAATCATTTCACCGCCATTTCGTTCACCACGCGCTCACTGGCCAGCGCCATATCCGCGTCAATGATCGGTTGCACCGAGGAAAATCCAGCCGCCATAAATCCGCGCTTTGAAAATCCCGGGTGATTGACAGACTTCACAACCGTACTGCCAAATCCAAGAAAACCGCCATCCCTGGCTTCGATCCTGTGCGCTTTGGCTCCATACTCCACAATATTGATGTACCACGCGGGACTCTTGCCCCACCAGCCGATCTGACCCTGCAAATTGATACCTTTGCCGGTCACGCGGCTATTGAAAGTGTTTCGCGCCGTGCCTGTCAACACTGGAATGTTCGGCCGTATTTGCGCCTCTGCCAGTTTCACCGACCGCTTCAGAGCGGTTTTGAAATGTTTCTCAACGATTTCAGGGTAAAACTTCAGCAGTTCGATCTGCCGGTCAATATCGTTCGAAGACATATCGATCCGAATAGCCATTATTACGTCCTCGCCTTCGGAATGAAATATGCAGTTTTCAAACGCTCAATATCCTGCCGTGGAAATGCGTCGTGGTAAAACACAACGCCCATTTCCTGATTGCCCGTTCTGCCCTGGTATCCAGATTTCGCTTTGTTTACGATCAACGTTGCGATTTCCTTGGTCAAAAATTGAATGTCATCCGGCGCAAAATAACGCGAGATCGAAACACCGTTCAAATGAGCCGCGGCCGTCGTTCCATTCATGCCGCGCTCAACGTTCACGGTTCGGTACACATCCACTGCAGAGTCATCAGCGTGCGCGACTCTCGAGGTGCCATTCCAGCCGCGTATCACAGCACACTGGTGGGTATTCTTGTCCTTGATCAGTATCTGTTCAAATCCAATCCGGATGATCTCACCTACATTCACCAGCGCGCCGTTGTCCACGGTCAATACCTCATCCGTGGCCGTAATTGCGCCATTCAACAATGTCACGCTTGCCGTTGGACTCCCGAACCCTGTCACCAGTTCCTGTTCAGAACCGATCAACAGCACCATGCCCGCGCTGACCTTGCTCCCGTCACTCACCTTCAGCGTAGTCTGGCTCTCGCTCTGGCTGGTCGTTTCTGCTACAGTCGCCCCGATCGCGGCGCTGCGCTCGTATTTGCCCCAGCGCCCGGTGATCTCGACCGCGTTTTCCTCACAGATCCACACGCCCAAAGAGGGCGACTCCGGATTTACCAATATTTGGCAATATGGCCCGTTCGGCCAGAAACCGTCATTTGGTTTGAGTATGTAATTCGCAGAGGTCAGAGCCGTATCATCATTAACGATGCTGTCTATTGCCAGCAATGGCGGCACGAATAAAGATGGTTTGTCATGTCCGTTGAACGAACGTACCAATGTCACCGGCACAAACCAGCCGATTTCTTTCTGCACGTAATCTGATGCTTCCCTGATTGCCTGGTACATCCGCGCGTCATCCACGCCCGGCGCCTGCGCGTCAGCGATCAGATCATTCACCGTGCAAAAGATTTGCGCGTATA